CAAATTATGAAACATCATCTTTTGGAGTATTAAATATAAAAATCAAAAAAACAAAAAAAACAAATTTACCTACATGTTTCGTTTTTACAATTGATAGAACTGGTTCTATGGGAGAATTATGTGGAAATTACAGAACAACACGTATGGACTATATTAAACAAACATTCAAAAGCATGATGAAATACTTTTCACACCAAGAAACTCCTATTATTGTACGTGCTCACGCTTTTAATGATACTGTAGATATATTAGTAGATAATATTACAATCACACCTTATAATGTAGATTCTATTATAGAAAAAATCAAAAATTTACAACCAGATGGTAGTACCAATATTGGAAATGCTATCACGAAAGCAAATGAAGCAATCGCCAAATATACAACAGATAATCCAACACATCAAATCTGTCATATATTTATGACAGATGGTGAACCAACTAGCGGTGAACATAGGGCTGACGCATTAGCAGAAATGGTAAATGAAAATTTTACAAATATTTTCATCGGCGCAGGGTTTGGGCATAACGCACATATTTTAAGCAAACTGAGTGAAAAGAAAAACGGAGAATATTTATTTATTGATAATATGGAAAACGCAACATTGGTTTATTCCGAACCAGTACATAGATTCCTCTATCCAGGATTAAAAGATATTCGTTTAGAAGTAGAAAATGGTAAAATTTATGATTGGAAAACGAATAAATGGGTTACTGTTTTAGAAGAGCCAGATTTAGTAAGTGAAGTCGATAAATATTATCATTTAGTTACAGACACCCCCAATGAATTAGAAGTTAGTATTTATGGTATAGAAGTAGGTGTTGCGGCTGATTCCGCAGATGAAATTGCCGCCGATTTATCTAGTAAATTATTAGATATAGTAGAAGTTATGCCAGATTTAATTGATTTTGATACAAACAAAATAGTCGAACCAAACGATTTATCAAAATATATGTTCAAACAATTAACACAGGAATTGCTATTCAAAGCAAAATCGAACGATTATGATATGACTGAGATTTATTATTTTAAAAAACTATTAAAACGTGTGTTCAAAATAATGCGAAATTTTATGCGTAATAAAGACTTATTAGATGACCCATTTATGAAGCAATTATGTAACGATATTTGTATTATTTATTCGACAATGGGTAAATCGAATGGTATGATGTTTGCCATGTCGAGAAGTTGTTCCCAAGGAAGACAACAATCATATAATACAAATAATATCAACATTGATGATATGATAGATTTCAATACTCCTATATTAAATAATCCACCATTAATGAGACGCTCATGTTGTGTGCCAAATATCCCTGAATCTGAAAATGAAGAGGATGAAGACAGTAACTTATTTGATACAAATCAGGCATTTTTCGGTTTGAGAAATGGAATGCGTAGAACGCATAATTTTGAAGGGAAATTTACTCTTGATATGGAACTTAAACGTTCAATCGCACGTGATGACTTTGATAATATGAATAATTTCCCCCCATTACCGGTAATGTCTACACCCACAAATAGTAACAGGAATATGCCGTTTCCGAATATGTCAGACATTACTGATTTATGTTCCAATTTAAACGTTTTGAGAATAATATGCCAAGGAGATACTAGTATTTTAGAAGAAGAAGAAACAGATGAAACTGAAAACGCGGAAGACGATTTAGAATCATTCGTGCCAACAGAAGATACTACAAGTTGTTATACTACACCAAGTGCGTTAAGTACATTCAGAAGTATGAGCCAATGTTAGAATAGTAATTTAGATAGATTTTATAACATTTTGTAATATATAAAAACTTTTTTTATTTGATTCCTTGGAAAAATATATATAACTAGTTGAAAACATAATAAAAAAATATAGTTCAATAATATATTTGATAATGGAAAAAGAAAACATCCAAAAAGAATCAGAAGAGAATACAATTCCTAGTAATTTTCGTAATGTTATAATGGATTTTACGAATGATTTATCTATAACATTTCCAGAATTTTCATATTTATGGTCAAAATGGAGAGATACGGATACACCAGAATCCGAAATTAAGGAATTATTTGATTATTGTATAAAAGTATATCCAGAACGTTTTTTTGATATTTTATATCAAAATCAAGATATATATAATACGGATTCTGAAGTTAATACATTTTTCTTACCAAATGTAGATTTTAAAATGCTTTTTGCGTGTGAAGGTATTAGTGAGAATACTCAGAAAAGCATTTGGAAATATTTACAATTAATTTTATTTACCATTATTGGTGGTATTAAAGATAAGTCGAGTTTTGGTGATAGTATGAACTTATTCGATGGTATTGATGAAGGTGATTTACAAGAAAAATTAAAAGAAACCATGACAGGTCTTACTGATTTTTTTAGTTCAATGGGAATGGACGCTGAAAATACTGGTGAAAAAACCGAGGAAAATGGCGACGAAACCGAGAACAATATGAAATTTCAAGAAGGATTTAAAAATATGTTCGAAAATATGCCAGACGCAGAAGAATTCAAAAAATCATTTCCATTTGATAAAATGGGTGGAATGCCAAATATGGAGAATATTCAAGACCATTTAAAAACCCTATTTGAAGGTAAAATTGGAACACTAGCAAAAGAAATGGCTGAAGAGATTTCTGGTGAATTCAGTGATTTATTAGGTGAAGATGCTAATAATATTACTAGTACAAAAGATGTTATCCAAAAATTAATGAAAAATCCTAAGAAAATTATGGACTTAATGAAAACTGTTAGTAGTAAATTGGATAATAAGATGAAAAGTGGTGAAATATCTAGAGAAGAAATCATGAAAGAAGCAGGTGATTTAATCGGTAAAATGAAAGACATGGGTGGTCAAGACCAATTTACAGAGATGTTTAAGAATTTGGCCAAAAATATGGGTATGGGAAAAAATATGAAATTAGATACAAACGCATTAGATAGAATGACAAAACAACAATCTATGCGAGAACGTATGCGTAGTAAGTTAGAAATGAAGAAACAAAAACAAGCAGAGGAACTAGAAAAAATGAAGGAACGCACTAGACAACAAATGGAAAATGCTGCGAAATTTTCATTGGAATCTAATTCAGAGAATAGTTTTGTTTTTAGATTAGATGGTGAGGAAGCCCAACAAAAGTCTTATAAATCAAGGGCCGATATGATGGCTGATATGTTAATTGCTGAGGAAGAAGCAGAAAAATCGAAATCAGTAGCAGAAAGTACCCAAACAAAAAAGAAAAAGAAGAAGACCAAGAAATAAATACACACACAAAACATGGTACAAAAATATACAATAATAATATAGATGAATTTATTTAAATATATTAATATACCTGTATTTTTGATTAGTTTAGCATTTGGATTATTTGCTGTCTATATTACGATGCCGGATACACGTAAAATATATGTGTATCCAACTCCAGAAAACGTGGCATTATTACAATACAAAGATAAGACAGATACTTGTTTTTCTTTCAAACAATCAGAGGTAACATGTCCAAAGAATGAAAACGAGATTTCGAAAGTCCCTGCTCAATCATAATATTTTTCATAGCATAATATATAATAATATATTATACTGTTATAATGAATTTCAAAAGATTACTGAATACTCCATTAGGAATAACATTCATTTCAATTATATTAGGTTTAGGATTAGCAACATTATTCAGAAAAGTTTGTAATGATAAGAATTGTATTGTATTTAATGGACCTGTTATAAGTGATATCGAAGGTAAAATTTATAAACACGGTGAGAAATGCTATAAATATTCGGTAGTATCTGATAAATGTGATTCTACAAAACGTGTAATAGATATGTCTGAACCAAAAAAAGATGAAACTGAAAAATTATTTTAGCGACTTTTAGTAAATAAAATATAAAATGCGTCAAACTATACAATTTTTAGATATCTTTTATTGTATAGTTCTAAAATGGAAAATAGTATTACAAGAATTGCCGATTTACCGGATACAATGACAGGTCAATCGACCTCCTCGTACTCTACTATGAATATTCCACAAAATATCAATAATAATCCACCAATGAGTAGTGGCGGGCAAGCTGATAATGGGTTACCTACAAATTATATTCCTATTAATGTTCACCCGAATCCTTATGGTATTTCCGCACAAAATCCGATTATGCCTATGCCGCAACAAACTAATGGACAGCAACATCAACAGCAACATCAACAACAAACTCAATATCAACAAATGAATTATATAGGACAACCATCACAATCTCAACAATTCATGCCACAAGAACATCAACAACAACGATTACCATCTCGTGATATTCCTCGTGATACTACTGGATATGTTCAAGATGAACAAATTCAACCAAATTATATTCCAAAATCAACAGTACAGAATGATTATGTTAGAGAATATGAGGACACCACCGAAAAAAATATGCGTGAATATGAACAAAAAAAAAGAAAGGAAAATAGATTAGATATGATATTTACAGAATTACAAACACCAGTTTTGATAGCTATTTTGTTTTTTATATTTCAAATGCCCGTTATAAATACTATGATTTTTAAGAAATTTTCATTTTTATCGATTTATACCATGGACGGTAATTTTAATATATATGGATTGTTGTTTAAAAGTTTACTTTTTGCTAGTTTTTTTTATAGTATTACAAAAGCAACAAAATTTATTAGTGAATTTTAACAAACGAATTGTTGAAATATTATCTTCATTTATGGAAGCCAATGAACCAATATGTTTGCAATTAATATTAGGGCATTCACAATAACCTTTCTTATTTCTATCAATTTCTTCACATTCATTATGTATTGAATGATAACAACGAAGACATTTTACAAAATTAATAGTGTCTATATTTTTTTTACAAATCAGACATATATTTTTAGATTTACAATTACCCATTTTCTTTCTATTTACTTTATTTCTATTGAAATTATCATTTCATCAATTTTTTTCACATTTATTACATTTCAAATGTCCATATTTCATGATTACTTCTTCAAAATGACGAAATTGAAAAGTATCTCCATTTGATAGCGTCATGAAATGAGGTTTTCCTGCTTGACCATCTGTCATCATATAAACACTATCTGGACGGTATTCGATATCGATTATTATAAAATCACCTAATTGTTCGCCTATATAACGATTGTATTCGTTTTTTCCAAAATGATATGACATTTTTATATATTATAATAATTGTTGTTTTTAAATTATTATAATATCATATTCGATAATTTATTTTTTCGAGTTTTTCGATTATTACCAATAAACAAATTTAAAAATC